CTCTAAGTGAACCCTTTCACAAAGCAGCTCCTTGACTCCATTCATTCTTCTGCGAGTCTTGAGCTCCAAGTATCCTTGCAAATGAGGTGTTCCATTCTCTCCAACCTCTTTGCCCCAAATAACATAAGTCACAACATCAGAAAGACTCTTGAAATGCTCAAGGTCTTCTTCAGTGTAGTTGTTCAGAGTAAATAACCATCTTCGATTAGCCATTTTTGGATGCTGTACAGGGGTGTACAGGTGTACAGGGGTATCTAAGGTAATACTATACTTAGATACCCACCTATGTACACTATATAAAAAGTTAATAAAGTAACTCCATCGTGGGGGGAAGGCGTGGACCGCCTTCCTTCCCCCCACACCCCCCATCCCCTTTAATTGTTAGGGTTTGGGTGTGTGGGTTGGGTGTGTGTGCGTTCGAGGGCTGGCCCTCGCCTAATACCAGGTTTAATATTTATAAACAAATAGTGAATAATTGAGGTTTATTAGGACACCGCATAATTGGTGACAAGTCCACCGTCATCTCCGATCATCGTGACACTTCCAGTAAGACCCTCAGCATAAGGATCAACAGCATTCGCAGCAACAGTAATGTTGCGACTCAAATTCGCAATCGCATAGAACGTAGAACTATGCTTCCAAGTAACGTTGCACTTTGCAAATCCAGCAGAAGGAAAGTTGATTCCACTTGTAGTTCCAGTCATAGGAAAGCCTTCCAAACGAAACAATGTTCCATAAGTAACATCCTTGAACAGTCGAAAACCAGTACTAACTTGTCCATCCTCAACAAAGTTGGCGCACAAATCACTGTAAAGACATTTCTTGTTCGAAGTTCGATTGAACTTGTGAATATGCACTTGACCAGGATTCAAAACAACAGAAGAAGTCTTAAGGACTTTCCACTCTTGATTAAAAGTATTCCTTCCAGGGGGTAAACCCATTCCAGGCACAAGATGAGTCACATCAGTCGCAGCTTGAAAATCACGATCATATGAATTCGCCAAACAATTCTCGGGAGACTGATTGTAGGTCAATGCCCTAACCTTGTTCTTCTTGGAAACAACATCATACATAGTGAGCTTACACATCGCAGTAGACGCTGACACTATACTGAACTCTGCTCTAGTACCCTTCTTGAAGATGGCTCCTCCCTCGACATTACCACCAACCATGACGAACTCAGACATAACTTGAGTACCATCAGTCGCAGCATCATTTCCGAGCTGAAACACCTTGGACTGAAACAACTGTTTCCCAGTATTGGCAAGGTTCAAAGCAAACGCTCCTCTCGCTTCAATAGTATGATCAGCAGAAAGAGCTTTAAAAGCAGCAGCGTGCTTCATCCCCCTCTTGTTCTGACTACAAGAGGTAACCAACGAATTGCCAGACAACAAACGACGAGAAGTACGAGGACGAACATACTTCGATTGACGAGTCTTTCCTCCTTGGCGCCAGGGCCAGGAGTTGCGCATCATAGTACCATACGACGGACGACCGCCACGATGGCCACGAACCCACGTCTTAGTGCGCTTAGCAGATCGACCACCCTGCTTTTTGTACTTTCTCTTGACACCATAAAGCCTTGCCATTTTTGGATGCAAACACAAAAGTAACACGTGTTGAATGTAATAAAACAACATGTTGAGAAAAAAATCATTTATGGGATAATGATCTCGACAATCCTGTCTAAACTCAACTGAGGCTGGCCACACGAAAGCCAAAGATCCCTCTTATTGGTAAACACCAATACATGAGGAATATCAAAGACCTCTTCCGCGCCCTCATACTTGCCGGATTCACACGAACCACATTTCAAGTTCTCAATGAAATCCCAAGGCATCTTATAATCAGGAGTAGCACGCGGAATATCCACGATTACAGTACGTGGCATAACAGCACGTTGAAGCATGCGATAGGCTAAATTCTCTTCCTTCATTGGATTGATACTCCAAATAGAAGGATCATCAAGAATACGCCGAGCAAATGTACTCTTCCCACATCCGCCATTCTCATCCACGTAGAAATAGACCTTTCGGTCATCAGGCTCAGTAGCAATCAGCTTCATAACTTCTTCTTGCCACGGATACAAGTCAAACTTTCTCCTTTTCGACTTAACAATCTCAATACGACGAGCCCTCAGGGATTCTTTAGCAAGCTCATCAAACGTTCTCTTGTAGCGAAGATATATATCGGCAGGGATTTCATCCACTTTGCCTTCCTTTGCAGCTTGTCGAGCTGCCTCCCATCTCTGAACTTGATATGATCCGCCATCTCTGATAGGCTCTCCTCTCTCATAGAACTCCGTGTCCTGCTTTGAGCAGTACTTCTTGTTCTCCTCTTGGGTTCCTCTAGCAATCTCTAAGTGAACCCTTTCACAAAGCAGCTCCTTGACTCCATTCATTCTTCTGCGAGTCTTGAGCTCCAAGTATCCTTGCAAATGAGGTGTTCCATTCTCTCCAACCTCTTTGCCCCAAATAACATAA